ATTTCAAATCACCCTCTCAATAAATTTTTACATAATAAAAGCACCTACTAATTTATAACTTAGCAAGTGCTTTTACATATTTACTATTTGTATATCTTTCCATAAATCCTTTAGTAATTTACCATCAATGTTGTAATTATCAACCATATCCTTACCATTTTTATAATACTTTGTATCTCCATTAGGGCAAAGAGTAATAAACCTTGTATCATCATCTCCAATAGATATATTATATGGTTTATTATATAAGTCAAATTCTATATCTAATCCTAAATCAATAGAATCAATTAAATGTTGTAAATTCTTAAATTTATTATCCATTTTACTCTCCTTTCAAAATATCTTTGTTTGCTATTTTATGAGCTTTTGTAAGCTCCATATCCTTCTCTCTTTTTACCTTATCATGGTTATTTTCATCAGCTAACCAATCATGTTTATGAGGTACAATTTTATGTTGCTTTGGGTTTCTATGGTCAGTTAAGTCTAAATCTAATCTAGGTTTTCCTGTATTACCATAGTATCTTCTTTGAATTAATTTACCATCTTTGTAATTATCAAATACACTATTTGGTTTTGATTCAAATGGCACTGAATGAACACTTCCACTAGTTAATTTTCTCTGATTCTTAACTTGCCAATTTACATCCTTATAAAGCTTTTTAGCTTCCTCATACCTTATAGTATCATTATACTTCATATGTTGATATTCATCAAATTTAGAAGGTATTTCATTTCCTAATACCTTTTTATATTCTTCAAATTGTTTTCTATCTTTACTCTCATTTAGTTGCATTTTTCTAAGAGTATCAGCTTTTTCTTTTCCAAGTCTACCCTCTATATGTTTCTCATACCACTCATTATACTTCATATTAGATGGTACATAATATGTTTTTCCATCTTCTCCTTTTGCTGCTCTGTAACCTTCTTCATCTTCAAACCAAGGAGCTGTTGTTGTCCTACAATGACAATGAAATGGTGGAGCTGTAACTCCAACTTGATAATCCTTCATATCAAATACTTTTCCATCTAACTCTCTACATATATTTGATGTTTTTAAGTCTAGTGTGGCAATAATCTCATACTTCTCTACATCTAAATCATTGAAACAATCTTTTCTTGAAGCTGATGCAAAGAAAGCTGATTCAGTCATTATCAAATTCTTAGCTTGTGATTTAGATACATTAAATCTCTTAGAAAAGTCATTTACTAGGTTCTTTGGATTTTCACCTCTAATAATTGATTGAGTTAGCTTAGTATGTAACTCATTGATTAAAGCAGGTCTATGCTTACCCCAAATTCTTTCGCTAAAATTTAACCCATCACTAGTCCAAGGTTTTGAGATAATCTTATTTACTCTATTCGCATCTAAAGCCATTAAGCTCCAGCCAACACCAATACCTTGTTGAATATTAAAAGTTGTATAATTATATCCACTTGTATAAATATCCCTCATTAGCTTATCAACACTATCTAATTCATTTCCATAGAGAACTTCTACTTGTTGTTGTATTTGCAGTTTTAAAGCTTCAAGCCTTGTTATATGAACTCTTGCACTAGCATTTTCTAACTCTTTCATCCACTTTTGATTTATAGCATTTTCTTTACCATATTTAATATATTCTTCTACACTCCACTTAAACTCTTCTAGCTCCCTTTTATTTAATAGTTTCTTAGCTTCTAATAAAGATATTCCTTCGTTTTTAGCAAATCTGTTGTACCATGCTAATATATCTTTTTCTATACTATTCATAGCTAGTTTATATTGTTTTTCTAATTCAAGATAATATTTTATGCTCTTATTATTTTGTGCTTCTTCTAATTGTTCAAATCTCTTCTTCCAATAATCTTTATGTTTCATCTATAACACCATCTTGATTGTTAGGAATTACATTATTGTATTCTTGATTGCTATCTTCCTTTTCTTTTTTAATCTGTTTTTCTTCTTCCTCTGCATTATCTACAAGCGGATGATTTTTTAAATTAGTCTTTTCTGATATTATTCCAACACTCTTAGAGCATATCTCAGCTAGTTCTAAATCATTTTGAATCATATTCCTAGCCCAAGTTTGCAAAACCCTTTTAGGAGAATATCCTAAATGTCTACATATCATTCTTACTAGTTTAGCAAACCCTAATCTAAACTCTGTTTCCATAAGTCCTGCTTTTAATTCTAACAAAGTGTACAAGAATTTGAGTGCTACACCACTTGTATTGGCAAAATTTTCGGGTTTAGGGTCAACTCCTTGACCTTGTACATATATTTGCTTTTCAGTTGTTTTAAGAAGTGAATCTCGAGCTTCAATTGGAATATTTATTGTAATTGTACTTAACCCACTCTTATCATCTGCACCACTACTTTGTAAATCAATAGTTTTATATTCTTTAAGTCCTTTTAAAAACTCTGTTAAGTCTGCACCTCCATAGTTCGTAAGAACGAAAATAACTTCTTGTATATCTTCAATATCATTCACAAAACCGCTATAAACCTTGTCGTATACATCAATGAGGTGTTTAACATTATCTAAATCTCTTACCTCTAAATCATTGTTTAGAAATTCGATAAATGGAACTTCTCCAAAATTGTGTTTATATACATTAGTTTGAGTTTCAAGTTTATTATCTAAGTTTTTCTCTATAAATTTATTAAGTATCTCTAAGTCGTTAATATTATTATTTCCATCTTTATTTTGATAAGTATAACAACATTCATCTGTCCAATACTCATAGATGACATATTCTTTTCCTTCATCATTAATCTTTTCATACTCTCTAAGTACTGCAAGAAGCTTTCTGTTTAAATCTGATGAATATACTGCTCTTATTTGGCGAGGGTCTATATTAGCATATTGGAAGTCATTGTTATCATCCTCCCAAACATGTAGCCATGCTTTAGAGCATATACTAGCATTTTTCCCCAGCGTTTTAGCTTCTTTTGGGTATCTATCACCTAAAATATCAGTTATCTTTGAATTTATACCATCATCTCCAACATCAAATGTAGGAGGATAAGTAAATAGATATGATATTTTTTGATTAACTAAAAAACCAAACCAATTAAACGGTATTCTATTATCTGCATTTCGTAATGGATTATCGGCTGTATTTACTTTCCCAATATTGTTAGGGCTTCTATCCCTTATAATGTCATTTTGATTTTTATAGTATTTTTCAGCTTCATCAGCCTTTTTAACAAAGTTATTATGTTTACTATTAGTTTGTTCAATTAACTTTTTTATTACATCTAATTCCAATTTATCACCTTCTCCCTTTTGGTGTAAGTACTTTAATTCCTGTACCTAAAGAATCTGTATAGATAGCATATCTAAGTGCATCTAATACATCATCCCACTTTTTAATGGGTTCTCCTGTGTTTTTATTCCAAGCATACATAAAAATTTCTTTTCTAAATAAATTAACATTGTCATAAACTACAAATAAAGTATTAGTTTTAATTCTTTTAGCTACAGCTTCAACGCCAGATAATACAGCTTTATCAGCATTGAAAGCTTTTATCCCATTTCTTTTAAATGCTGCTAAGTGTTCGGGTCTAGCACTATCACAATAAAACTTTATATTTCCATACTTCTCTTTTATATTCTTAGCTTTATCTATCCAGTAATCAATTTCCTTGTGTTGAGCTGAATGTTCTTCTAATAGATATAAATTACCTCTATCATCCTCACCAATTACAACAATAGCTCCAAAGTGTTCATATCCCCAGTCAACACCTGCAAAATATCTTACAAAATTAATATCATTCAATTTATCCTTAGAAATATAATGAATATCCTTATTAAAGTCTTGATAAACTAATCCATCTGCTGACACCCATAAGCCATTTATATCTCTGTCATAAAAAACGCCACTTGGAGTAGATTTTTTAATATTTTCTCTGTATCTTTCACTTAGAAATATATTATCATCCAGTCTATAATGAAAAGATTGAATAACTTTACCATCTGTTTTATCTACAAAGTTAGTTTTTAACCAATGCTCTGGTTGGTCTGGGTTAGTATCTACAAGTATTCTAGCACCTTCTCCACTGCATCTTGATTTGATTTCATTAAATACTTCTTCATTTGCAACTGTACCCTCATTTATATATGCTCCAAACGAAGTCATACCTCTTATTCTTCCTAAGTCATTTGTTTTTGAGTGTCCAAAACAACATACTTGAACTCCAAAAAGTACAAATCTATTATGTTTGTCAAACTTAAATTCAATATCATACTTATTTGTAAGCTCACTTAGTACATTTCTTTGTAAAGCTCCTAAATCTGCTCCTGCTAGAATGTACTGAGGAAGCTTAATATCTAGCTCATTAGCTATCTTTCTAACCCTTCTAAGTTCCAGTAAGAATAAATCATTGTCAATTATTGTTTTTCCTGTTCTTTTAGCACCATAATTAATTAGCATGAAGTAGTCATTATTCAAAGCAAAGTTAAGAACTTCAAGTTGTTTACTATGATATAATTCATCAATCATTTTTTATCACACTTTCAAGCTTATCAAAATATCTATCAAGCTTATCTTCTTTACTTTCTTGATTATTTATCTTTGATTTTAATACTTCTACCCTTGCTCTTTGTTCTTCTGTAGCCAAATTCCAATCCTTATGAATCATTTCATCATACTGTTTAATTAAACTTCTTAATTCACTCATAGCTCTACTCTGTGCATTAAGAAAAGATGCTTGCCTATCCCATGCAAATTGAAATTCATACTCTATCTTCTCACCATTTTCTGTGCTTTCATGTTTCTTTAATTCCTTAA